GCCTTTCCGACGCCCTCACAGGTCTCAAGACGGACCTCAACAAAAACAAACACCCCCCTCCCACTCTGCAGGCGACCGGTTCTAACGGTCTCCAGCCATGCCCGAAGGTTTAGGTCTGGACGTGTGCGTCCCCATACCGTTTCCAGTAAGGTTTCAGGCGCGAGATTAACCGGGATGCCAACCCCCGGATACCACTCAAGGTGGAGTTCCCTTCCCGTAGGGCCCTAACTACATCCACGGACCGTACGGACATACGCGTATACCTGACATGTGGTTTTTCATGCTCGGGGGATGATGCAAAGAAGAGGCTACCCGCCCCAAGTCTACCCGGGAGACAGCTCCATAGACAATCGCATCATCGAACGACTCGGCTTCGAGCCGATCCGAACTACACCTGTTGCCGTGCCCTCACGAAACGGAGTTTCGTCTTTCGCACCCACCAAGACGCCTTCGGACATCTCCGGGACTGCTGGATGGCCTCATGGACGAAGGAACTTCGCAACCTCAAAGGATGATTCGACTTGGAAAAACCGTGCTTTCTCAACAAGTCAAATCCCTTCGCGTACCCACCGGATCGCCGGTACGCGACAAACGAGGTCCAGAAGCCTTCACCGCCATAGGTCTTCACCTTCTCCCAGAACGAATCCCAGTCTGCATCCTCCGTCTTCAATCTCGTCCCCCACTTCATGTTCACCATCGACTCCATGAAGTCTTCCTCAAGGGACTTCCATCTCCTCGGTTTCGCCTTGGATTTAATCCAACCGTCGGGAACGCCACTAAGATTGTGAACGCTAGGAGCTGAAGGTACCGGCTTACGCGGCCGGATATTCTCCAGATAAAAGCACTCACGCTCGAAGAGCCCCGACAGACCGAGAGCCTCGACACCCACCCTCATTCCCAAGCCCCATGGACTCGAGAGTAAGAGCGACCGACCCGAAGACTTAAAGAGTCTCTTATGCGTCCTCAGGAACAACACAGATGATCGCCGCCTACATTCCCCCTTCATAGGCCGGACAAAATCATTGTGAGAGTTCCCCAACGACATAGGAGACTCCGGGGACTTCAGCATGCCCAGCCTAAGTACCGAAAGTCTTTCGACTCGCTTCTGGTGGCTCCAGAAGTAAGTCGAATTGACCGACATGTACCGCGGATGGACAAACGTTTTGCCCGCCGAAAGTTTCAGTCCCAACTCCCCGATTCCATCTCTCCAACGTTCGTACTCTGCCGGCGTCGCTCGGAACAGGATATCATCACCGTTAATCCTGACCGGGACCTTCCGTCGCACAAAGAACTTGAACGCAAGATAGTTGTACAAACAGAGCAG